TGCTACAACTGCGGGTTCAAGACCAAGTTCGACGGATATGATCTCAGCAAGAACTTCGAACAGCTGATGCATTGGTTAAACATACCCTATGAGTCAATTAAGCTGGTTAAACTGGATCTGCTGAACAACAAGCTCAATGGTACTCAACCTGATAGACCAGATAATAGCATTATATTCAATAAGAGATTCAATGAGTTAGCCTTGCCACCTGGCGCAGTACCACTAGAGTGTGTAGCAGAGTGGGATGACATACCAGAGGAGTATCTACATGTGGTGGAATACCTCGGCACTCGGGGTGCGGCTGTAGCAGATAACCACCCGTATCATTGGAGTCCCAGTGCTAAGAACTCTATGCATCACAGGTTGATAATCCCATTCTATCACAGGGATGTAATAGTGGGATGGACTGCTAGGTATGCCGGCACACCGCCAGCTGGTGTGCCTAGGTACTACAACAGCGAGCTACAACCGGGATACTTGTTCAATGTCGCTGCCCTAGACAACTACGATCGTAAATATGCGTTGCTGCTAGAAGGTCCGCTTGATGCTATAGCAGTAGACGGTGTTGGTGCGCTGGGCAGCGAACTATCGCCTGAGCAATTGCTATGGTTACGGCACTGCGACAAGGAGATCATAGTGGTGCCAGATAGGCAACGCAAGAACCAAGGATTGATCGATATAGCCCTAGAACATGGCTGGTCTGTGAGCTTCCCAGAGTGGGAAGACGATGTCAAAGACGCAGCACAAGCCAGTTCTAGATATGGGAGGATATATACGATACGCAGCATACTAGATAACAAGACCAATAGTCCGCTACAGATCGGCGTCAAGCGACAGATGTTTAAGGAGTGATGATGGCAAGAGATAGAGATGAAGATCGCGAAGCATTTGATGTCAAGGACTATGGTGAGGAGAAGCAGAAGCTATTGATCAACGTGCTGTTGAGCAGCGAAGAAGTGTTCGCACGTTGTCAGAACATACTGGATTCCAAGTTCTTCGTTAACAAGTTCAGGCCAGCGATGAGGTTCATCCTCAAGTATGCTGATGAGTACAAGGTGTTGCCAAAGATCGAACAGGTCAATGCAGAGACTCGCATGGACTTCGTAAAGATCGACGACATCATGATACAGCACGCAGATGCGTTCTTGGATGAGATCGAGGGGTTCTGTAAGAACCGAGCGCTAGCAAATGCTGTGTTGTCAGCTAATGATCTGATCGAAGCAGGTAACTATGGAGAAGTAGAGAAGCGAGTCAGAGAAGCCATCCTCATCAGCTTGCAGAGCGACCTCGGTACCAACTACTTCGTCAATCCCAGGGAGCGACTGCTGAAGATCAAGGACGGTAACGGGCAAGTCAGCACAGGTTGGAAGACCGTAGATGACAAGCTATACGGCGGCATCAATCGCGGCGAGATCAGCATCTGGTGCGCAGGATCTGGCGTTGGTAAGAGCTTGTTCTTGCAGAATCAAGCTATCAACCTGGCCAAGCAAGGCTTGAACGTGGTTTATATATCGCTGGAGCTGAGCGAAGGCTTGACTGGTATGCGGATGGATTCCATGCTCACTGAGGTTGGTACCAGGGACATCTTCCGTAACCTAGACACGGTCGAACTCAAGGTCATAGCTGCTGGTCGCAAGGCCGGCGATCTCTACATCAGGCAGATACCACAAGGTAGCACTTGCAATGACATCAAGGTGTATCTCAAGAACTATCAGATCGAGCGGCAGAAACGACCAGATGTGCTGATCATCGATTACTTGGATCTAGTGTTCCCCAACAACAAGAAGATCAATCCCAGCGATTTGTTCGTCAAGGACAAGTTCGTCACGGAAGAGATGCGCGGTCTAGCAGTAGAAGGCAAGATGATCTGCATCACAGCATCACAGTTGAACAGAAGTGCGACACAGGAGCAAGAGCATGATCACAGCATGATCGCTGGTGGTATCTCTAAGATCCAGACGGCTGATAATGTGATATCGATCTTCGCATCAGCAGCCATGAAGGAGCGCGGCCAGTATCAGGTACAGTTCCTGAAGACACGTTCTAGCTCTGGTGTTGGTAGCAAGGTGTATCTGGGATTTGATCCCAACACGCTGAGGATCTTTGATCTCGATGACGGCGGTGCCAGCATCATGCAGACTGCTAATGCTAGCGATGTGTTCGCTGATCTACGCAGGAAGAATGGTGCCAAGAAAGAAGAGGTCGCTGATGTACCATCAACTGCACCAGCAGCCGGTGTCAGAGATCTAAAGACCTTAACGTCCCTGATCCGGCGGTAGGATTAATCGCCGCCGAACACGGTGACTTTACCGTCATGCATCCAGATAGTGCCTTCATATGAATCAGTGTTATCATTGATCCTCTGGAGGTCGTCTTCTGATAATCCGGTAATCCTCATGATATCATCTACGGGGACATCATTGTAATATGCATCATCGTATGCAGCATTATGATCTCGATGACCCTCTAACTCTGAGAACTGATCTAGGTAATCGATCAATGCCATCACATCTTCGACTGATTCCTTGCCGATGTCTTCGTCGCGAGCAGTGGTGAGCATGTCATCTATGTTGGTATGATTGGGCTCTTCCTCAGCATCTGGTGCAGGTCCTGCGCTATCATCCTCTGGAGGAGCAGCATCTGCTTCGGTGATGTTATCGATGGTATCAAGCAATTTCCTGAAATCCTCAGCTAAGAATCTAGTAGACATCTGCATCTCCGTGTGTGCTGGAATTAGTACTATTTATCTGATTGCGATTTGATGCTAAATATTTGGATGGCCTTAGGAATTATACCGTGGAAAAAATTAAGAATTTCTTGGACGAGCTTGATAAATGTGTGCCTGCCAAGAGCAAGCACACCGTCATAGAGAGTCGTGCTGCGCATATCATAGCCAGTGCTGTCAATCTCGCACAGTTGATCAGAGAGAGTTATTCTGAGGAAGATGCCAATGATCTCGTCAAGAGGCTGTATCGCAGCATAATGACCGAGGACGAGCGCAAGTTCATGAGGAAGATCAAAGAGCTTAGGAGCACCAAATGAGCGCTGAGGATATGAGGAAGAATCTGGCCATCTTGGAAAACATACAAGATACCGGCGAGCCGATCAATGAAGCATTGCCCATGAACCTCTGGCAAGCTATAAAAACAGCAGGTAAGTCTATAATCGATGATCTCGCTGCTGGAGAACTTGAAGTAGGACAGGCTGCAAACCGTTTATATGTTGAATATAGGAAATACCTAGGAAAAATTAAAACAACCCCAGGCACTGAAACAGTCGGAGATCTCTACGATTTCCTCGTCCATAATAGGATATCAGATGCTACGATATTTGCCGGATTAAAAGCATTAGGAGCCCCGATTGCCTCCAAAGCTGATATTGAAAAATATTGGAATACAGTGATCCAGATAGATTATAAAAACAAGATAGGCAAAGTGTTCATGGCTATCGCTAGCTCTGCTAAAAAATTGCCAGCAAAAGATATGGATCCTGAATTATTTGCAGCTAGAGAGCGAAAAGCAGCCCAAATGGCAGCGACAGCTAGGGCGAAAGAAATGAATGAGCCGCCAACAGGCGAGCCAACAGGTCCAGAAGGCAGTCCAACACCGCCACCGGGACTTGATCTTACACCCAAAGAAGTTGCAGCCTTATTAAAAGCATTATCAGGTACATGATTTAAAAGATTAATCATATTATTCTATTACACTGAAACTCTATTGCTGCCAGGAGCATGCTGATATGAAGACTACTAAACTAAACAAAAAAGCTATGTTCAATGAGCTCAAGTTACTTGAGCGAGCATGTTTAGATTTAACTGAAAACTCGCGAAGGTTTGCGAACGGTATTGATACTGATCAATCGCCTCTGGTCGAAGCTACCTTAGATCCTGTTAAGATAGAACAACTGTTTAAATCAGTAGAAGCTTCAGTGGCAGCAGATAAACTCAAGAATGCATGGGCAGAAGCCGGCTCGCCTGCTGATTCTAATACGATATTTAAGTTGTTAAAAGCACAAGGTATCGACGACAAGTTATTGTATCCTGCGTTCAAAGCAGCACAGGCATCGTT